CCAATGTTTAAAAAATATGCTGAGCCATCTGCTTCTAAATGATAAGCTTCTTCTTTGCTTTTTCTCCAAAAATAATTTGTAGCTTCTTTTTCTGCAAAGATTGGAACAATAACTCTTACGGCATAAGTTGGATCGTAGTCAATATGTGGTGTAAGTGTTTTACCCGGATCTAATCTTACAAGTCTAACTCTAATTGCATCTGCATTAAAAGAGTTTACAACTTCTTCGAAATAAGTTCCTTTGTATTGTTCAGTTGGGGTATTATAATTGTGTTCATTAAGTGCTGGGTCTAAGCTTTCTCCACGTCTTGATTTTAATTTGTATTTTGCAATTTTACTAATCGACTCATCACCTGTTCCCGCTGTTTTTCCTAATGCTTCACAGCTTTCAACAGTTGGTGACTCTGCACTCGGATCAAATTCAGTTAAGTTAATTTGTTTGAAGTGTTTGTATACACTCATAACTAATTCGTGGTTATTAGAACATAATGCTTTGTTAGTTTCCATTACGTTACCATAACTGTTTCCTAATTTTAAAGCTTCTTCTTGAAGTTTTTTAATGTCAAACTTCTTGTTAAACTTCCACATTGTAGGTAATTGATATTTTTTTCTAATTAACATATTATATAATCTTCCCCAATTTTAATAGTATTTATGTATTTGGTAGGCGATGTAAGACTCGAACTTACGACCTTTCCGTTATCAACGGAATGCTCTAACCAACTGAGCTAATCGCCTATAATTAGTGTACAGATACAACTTCAAAGTCCTCACCAAATGATGTAAATCCATTTTCTTTTACAACATTCATTATCGAATTAACTCTTCCAGTTAATTCATCTTTGTGAGAAATCAAGAATACATTTTTCTGTCTTTCTCTGGTCAGTTTTTTCAATATAGCCATACTCGACTCAACACCTTGAGTATCCATACCACTATCAATTAATTCATCTATAAACAATAAGTTAATAGGTACATTCGTAGACTCGTATATATCTCTAAATGCCCAACTTAAACCAAGTATAAGTCTGTTACGTTCACCTCTACTTAAATTATCAAAGTCTAGCTCTCTTCCAAGTTCAGTTATTTCAACACCTAAATCACTTTGGAATACAACTTCGTGTGGTAAACCTAAATCTGTTAGATATGTATTAAGTCTCGAATTCAAATAATTTAAGTTTTGATCAATTATTTTCTTTCTAATAAATGAATCCTTGCTTGTCAATAATCTATATAAAAATTCTTGATGTTCTTTTAGTTTAGTTAGATTATTCATCATAGTATAATCTATTTGTTCTATGTTTTTACTTTTTAATGTTTCTATTTGTTCTGTGTGCGGATTCTCTTGAGTGTTTAATCTATCAAGATCTTGCTGTAAAGAACTTAAATTCTGTTTGTGTCCGTATGCTTTATCTATATCGTCGTAAAATGTAGCAGGCTTAGGTCCAATATCGCCGAGTGTGTGTATGCGATTTTTTGTATGTGTCATATTTTTTTGTATGTGTATGTGTTTTTCTTCTGTATGCGTTATATTATTTTTTGTATTTGCGGCGATTTTTTCGTGGTCCTTGACGTCGTGTAAGCTTTGTTTACACGTAGGGCATACTTCCTCCTCCAGGCTCTTCAACTCCTCCCTCAAATTCTCAAGGGTCGTTTCCAATGACTGTTCTTCACGTACATCATAATCTAGCTGTTTGTTAAGTGTAGTAAGCTCTTGTGACTTCTCTTTCCATTCAGCTAGTGCTTTGTGCTGTTCTAATTCTTTGTCTATGTCTGTTTGCTTTAGTTCGTTTACTGCTTGTTCCAACTGCTTTATTTGTTTTTCTTTATCTTCCTCCCAAGCTGTACTTTTAATTTTAAACTTCCTTATGGTTTCTTCTATACGTTCATTGCTTTTCTTGACTGCTTCTATTCTAGCTTCTTCGTTGGTAATATCCGCTTTAGTTAAACGTATCTGCTCTTTTAACCTGTCTGCTTTATCACTTAACTGCGTTATACCTAGTAGCTCTTCTATAAGCTCTCGTTGTTCTGTGGGCTTCATTGCCAAGAAAGGCATATTGTACGTGTTGAGTGCGACTAGGTGTTTAAACAAGCCGTGGCTCATACCAAATATACGATTGATCTCATCTTGTGTTAGTCTGTTTTCACCCTGTGCTTCGTCGGTATCCTTTTCATTGACCACTTGGTCATCGCATATGAACTTGAAGTGATTTGGCTTACGACCACGTTCTACCCTGTAGCTGTGTCCGTTTACTTCAAACTCACAAGTGACGTTCATATTCTTTTGATTGGTTTTATTGATCAAGTTATCACGTTTGATGTTTGTTATTGCATCTCCAAACAGTACAAAACTCAATGCATTTATTATAGTAGTTTTACCAGTACCGTTCCGTGAGCCTTCGCCACCTAAATCTAAATTGTTTCCTAATACTAAAGTTAGTCCAGGTTGATCTAGTTTCACTACCTGAGTTGCGGCACCCACACTCATAAAGTTTTTTATGGTTAACGTTTTTAACTTTATCATAATCTATTATAAATCTCTATTAGCACACTATTGTCAAAAGTATCACTTTCAACTTTAGCTAGTTGATCAAGTACAATTTCATCTACTGACTTGAATGATATTTCTCCTTGGAACTCCATTTCTTCTTCAATTTCTTTGTAAGGCAATAAGCTTATTTCTCTTAATTGATATGTGTTTTGAAAGTTTTCTTTTATAAAGTTTGCTTCTTCATAACTGATGTCCATATCAATTTTAACTCTTACGTTACATTCAGCTTCTAAATAATCATCTGGTGCTTCTAGCAATTTGCTCAATGGTAAAATTCTATACTTGGGTCCATCTGCCCATATCTTGTATTGTGGTTCTTTGTCCCATTCCAACAACATACAACCTCTGTCGTTATCCCACGCATCTGAATAATTGTGTGCAAATGGATTTCCGATGTAGCTTATGTTTCCTTGATGTTGTCTTTTATGGAAGTGTCCAGTAAACACTTTTTCAATATTGCTAAAGTGACTGGCTTGTATTTCTCCGTGGTCTGGCATTTCTACCATTGCATTCATTTTAAAGTTTGGTAATTCAAAATGTCCAAACATATACTTGGCTTTTATTTTTTGTATCTTTTTCCATTCGTTTCCAATTAACCAAGGAACAATAGCAACATCATCCTTTACTAGGATTTCGTTTACTACTTTTATTTTTGGAATCTCATTGGCAAACACCACAGAGGATATTTCACGTTTGTCACGATAAAATAGATCGTGATTCCCTACTATGAAATATACCTGTTCAAAATTATCACTCAGACGTTTGAGATTTGAGATAGAATAATTGAGTGTACTAATGTTGATTGAGGATCTATGGTGATGCCAATCTCCTAAGAAGATGCAAGTCTCTGCACCAAACTCTTTTGCTTCTTCTATAAACCACTTGGTAAAATTTTCACAGTCATTGTTATGCTGTCGACTGTTATTCTTTAAACCAAAGTGAATATCCGTAAAACAGGCCGCTTTTTTAAACATAAATTTCTATCTCAAACAATTAGTAATTGTATTACTTTTTTGCTTTTTTGTCAACAAATTTATTGGATCCCCAACCTCGTTTTATAGTAGGTGGAATCATAGGTTCTTCGCCCATAGCCTTGGATTCATTTTCCATTTGTCTTGTAAATGAAGGCGTTTGTCCGTGTGCCTGTAATATGTCGTCTCTTAAGGATTGGTGTTTCTTTTCTACGTTTAAAATTCTGGTAAAAGAATTGGTAATGGCCGCCGTGTAATATGCAAATGGATTTTCTGATTTTGATTCATCAAACTGCAATCCAATTTGTGATAACTGTAATAGTGCTTGTGATCTCATTTCATCATTGTAGGTATAGCCACGCCAGTTACCTCTTGATCCATAACGTTCACAAAGTTTCATAAACATCAATGCTAACTTATTTGTCATCTTTCCGTGATCCAAACTGAAATGTCCATTTTCTAATCCATTAACCCAATGGCTTCTTCCTACTTCAGTCCACACATCATCTTTCAATACATAGTGCTTGAAAGGAATAAAATTTAATTTTACTTTTGTGTCTGCCACAGTCTTTGGTTTGGCTTTTCTATCTGGCTCGTCTGGAATATGATCGTATGTATAACATCTGACAACTACATCTTCAGCTGGAATTTCTTTTAACTTTATTTGTACTTCAGATACTTTTCCACGAGATAAACCTAACTCTTCTGCTTTTAATTTAGTAAGTCTATCTGCTCTGTTTCTTCGAGCTTGTACGACTTTAGCTTTAGTCATTTTTCCAATTGGATCTGTTAAAATGAAGTCATATGCTGAGTATTTTGGGTCTACATAGTAGCAATAACTACTCTTGCTTTTATGGATTTCCTTTAATATATCTTTATTATTTAGGTAATTTACTCGCTTCATACTTGTAACATACGATTTTCTGGCAAAATGGTCAACCTCTTTATTAAATAAAACTATATATAATTATCACTATAAATATTAGTATGACAGTCAAAAAAGATTTTAGAGCTCGTATACAAGCAAAGCCAGGTGCTAAAGATCGTGTTTATGGAAGTAAAGATCCACACGCAAATTTAATTGCACCTTTGTGGCAAACTAATGGTATGTTGATGCCATATACACCTGCGATCCAAGTGACTCACACGTCAGTTGAATATGCACAATATTCATTGCCACAAACACCATTTGATTACTTTGCTTTTAGTAAGAGAAATTCACCAATGTTGTCAGTAACAGCAACGTACACAGCACAGAACCAAGCAGAAGCAAGATATGTTTTAGCTGTACTACATTTTTTAAGAGCTATTACTATGAACTATTATGGTAGACAAAATGGAGAATTGAGAGGAATAAATCCACCAACATTATTATTCAGTGCTTATGGTCCATATATGTATGACAGAGTTCCGATGCTAATCAGAAACGTGAGTTTTGGTTTAGATCAAGATGTCGATTACGTTAGTTGTGGAACTTCGGGTGTATCGGTTGCTGATGCAGGATACGGAATGTATTCTAATGATGCTCCGTACTCCGCTGAAAGAGATTTAGATGTATCAGGGGCTGAAGCGGCAATGATCGGTGGTACAACTTTTTCTGATAAACAAATTAATCCACCAGCTCATTTAGAAGATAAGATTGCACAAAGTTATGTGCCATCGGTAGTAGCGATGTTTATGGAATTAGTATACGCACCTACTCCTGCAAAAATGCGAGATGAGTTCGACTTAGAAAAATTCAAGAGTGGCCAATATATTAATGACACAGATGAAGGAATAATATAATGTCTAGAGAACAAAGAAAAAGCTCTCCATATTATAAAACACCATTAGTTGGTGACTATAGAGATCTTTTAAAATTACCAACTGTTCCTCAATCTGAAAACGATGAATATTACACAATAGAAAATAAATTCGACAGAAGACCAGACTTACTAGCAAATGCATTATATGGCAGTACAAGATTATGGTGGATATTTACAAAAAGGAATATGAATTTGATACAAGATCCTATTAATGATTTTCGTGCTGGAAAGACAATTAGAATCCCACAAAAATCATCTGTAGCAAATTTAATAGCATAAAAAATGGCAGGCGAACCACAACTTTGGAATATAATTGAGAAGGACGCTTTTTTAGAAAATCCTTTACACGAATATGAAAGAACTTCATATGACGTCTCTCTGCATCTAGCTAACACGTTTGACACTAAAGCTTGGCAGAAAGCTGAAAGAGATTTAAGAGGTAGAGCCGCTGATGAAATTAACACTATTAACTCTAGTATTTTTAAAGGAGGTGTAGTTACACTTTTAGAATCAGCGTCAACAATTACTACAATGACTGATTTAATGATCGAAGGTATTACTTCACCTAATAGTGTAACGGATACAGGTTTCTCAACTAAATTTAGAATGAGTGTTGTACAACCTTTAGGTGTTAGTTTAGTTGCAAACATATATAAGGCCGCGGCAATACTAGGAATTAAAAATCATTATTCACATCCATTCTTTTTACAAGTAGTATTAAAAGGCAGGAAGGCAGATGGAGAACTTGATAGCGAGATACCAGGTACAAGAAGATTGTATTGTGTATACATAAAAAATATTACATACCAAGTCGATGTTGGTTCTGCAAACTTCCAAATAGAAGGTATCAGAGCAGGTGACTTAAACAATGCTGATGATCATTCATTAGTACAAAAAACTACTCTAACAAACATTGATACATTTGATGATTTCTTAAATGAATTTCAAAAAGAAGTTAATAAACAAGAAAGACATAAGCTTGGTTCAACAAAAGCGATACTAGATCAATATGTGTTTAGAGTTGACTCTAATGAAGATGATATATCAGTACAAGATATTGCTGATTCACCGATTGCATCAGACCCTGATTCAAAAACAAATCCAAATAACCAAGATACAAATACTGGTGCAGTAATGTCAGAGATACAAAGAAATACACCAATCAAAGCAGTACTTGAAAGATTTATGTCTCGTAATAAATTTATGCAGGAAAAAATTTCTGCAACAAGAAAAAAACTTACTACTTCTGAATTTACTGAAAAAGAAATTGAAGATCTAGATGTGAAAAAACATCTATTTACAATAACATCACACAATGAATTAATAAAGTATGATTCATTAAGACGTGATTATGCAAGGAAATTTGTTTATACAATAACAGTATCAGCATATACTTCTGTTACAGCGGCAGTAAGAAAAGAATTTGATAAAGTACCAGCATATAGTAAAAAACGTGTTGATGATATGATAGACAGAAAAGTTTTAGTGAAAAGATATGATTATTTTAACACTGGTATGAATCTTGATGTATTAAATTTTAATATCAATTACAATTATCAATATGTTTATGGTCTAGATACAATGGTAGGTTTGTTTAACAAGTATTCTGAAGTTTTCAATACAATTATAGATCAACAAGTGAATTCAAGTGAAGATAGACAAAATGCTGTTAAAGATGGTATAGAAGCAAATGCAAAATTCAATGAATTTTTAGATGAGGATAGTGAAGGTGGTAGTAAGCTAACCACACAAGAAAAATACTGGATCAAAGTGATGCAGGAAAGAAACTTAAAAAATGTTAAAAACTTGTATGACTCGGGTGCAGTAGAACCAGATGCAAATACACTAGAAGCCTACAATGCCTTAGTAAAAGATTATAATGAAGATTTTAAAAATTATCAACACCTTGGCGGACAAAAAGCTGATGATTATCATCCTATAGTATTTCCTAAAACATCACCAAAATTAAATGCTTTGGATTCTTATACATTCCATCCTGTCACAGGTTGGAACTTACCTAGATCAAATATGGACAAATCTAGCGGAAAGCTAGGAGGTCAAAATATATTAGGTGAAAATATTCCTGATGAGATGTATGAAGAAGCATTAAAAGAAGATCAAGGTGGTACACAATTTCCAGTACAATTTTACGAAAGATATGTTGACCCTAGCCAAGAAGGTATGATTGAAGTATCAACAGCAGATGCATCGGGCTTTACAACAATATTAAGAAATGCTAAAGTGGGATCAGCTGAAATGGTTAGAGTTACTATGGACATTATTGGAGACCCATATTGGTTAGATCATCCATCATATTATCATAATGAAAATCAAGGAGAGAAATTTCCATCGATGGCTGACTACAAAAAAGAAAATTGTGTTTTATTTTGTTCAATGATACCAACAGAAAAAGATGCCAATTCGGGTTATGAAAAAACACTAGCTCAAAGAAATAATGAATTTTTAACTGCTGTATATAGAATTTGGAAGATAGAACATAAATTTAGTAATGGTCAGTTTACGCAAACTTTACATATGGTTAGAGATGCGATAACAGATTTAAGTTTACTTACATCAGGTGATATTAAAAAACGTAAGTCATCATATAATGCTGAAATAGAAGATGATTTATATAGTTTTAAAAATATTAGTAAACAGGATCAAAGCAATAAGAAAACTACCGAAAAAAGAATAGACACTCCTGTTCAACCTAATCCACATCTTACTTTTGGTGGAATGTCAGTTAAAGATGTTGCACTAGATAAAAAAATGGCTTGGAAATATCAAGACGTTCAAGGAACACTGGTAGGAGAAAATGTTGCTTCGGGTAAATTGAAAAAAGAATTCCTTGAAGAAAAAATAAGAACAGATATAACTGATTTAAATAATAATGAAGGATTAGAGATAACTGTGGATTTACCAGCTACCCAAGATATTTTAGGTTATAATCACGGTGGTGCTATGAGTATGTCTGAAAGAGCCGCATATGATGGCTTTGATTATAACAATGACGGGCAGGTTGATTTTAAAGAAATGAAAGATTATAAAGAATTTTTAAATTTATCTGATGCTGAAAAACTTAATTACAAAAGAGAAAGAGAGACTAATAACTAATGGCTACTAAAAACGACTCATCGGTATTTAATTTTAACAAGCAGGCAGGACTAAATGTCAAAGGTGGACTTACAACATCGGTGCAGTTAGCTGAAGTTATGGACAACAAGGACCACGCAAGACTTGGTCGACTGAGAGTTTTCTTACAAGGTAGTCAAGCAGATAAAACAGATCCTAACAACTGGAGAACAGTTTTATGGACATCTCCTTTTGCAGGTGCAACAAATCCCAGTTCATTAATAAAAAGTGATGATGCCGAAACTGAAAATTTATATGCGGCTACACAAAAAAGTTACGGAATGTGGATGATTCCACCTGACGTAGGAAATATTGTTGTAGTTGCTTTTGTCAATGGACAAGAAAACAACGGTGTATGCTTAGGTTGTGTATTCCAACCAAGTATAAATCATATGATACCAGGTATTGCTAAAGGTAAAACAACTACACCAAATGCACCAACAGTTCCGGTAGCAGAAATAAACAGAGTTTCTGCTGAAGCTCAAAATATGAATATTTTTGAAAAGCTTGATAAAACAAAAATGCCAGATCACTTATCTAAGGGTACATCAGATAATGTCAGACGTCCACCACACACACCTTTCTATGATAGATTGTTAGTGCAAGGTTTAGAAAATGATAACATAAGAGGTCTTACTGACGCAAGTGCCAGAAGAGAGTCACCAAGTAATGTATTTGGTATATTAACACCAGGTGGTCACCAATTTATAATGGATGACAAATCAGGTGGTAGCCATATGAGATTCAGAACGGCAGGTGGTGCCCAAGTATTAATGGACGATGAAACTAGTACTGTCTATGTCACAAACACAAATGGCACAGCTTGGGTTGAATTAACAGCAGATGGTAAAATTGAATTATGGGGTGCTGACTCAATAGCAATGAGAACAGAAAAAGATTTCAATATTAGGGCTGACAGAGATGTTAATATAGAGTCGGGAAGACATATTAATATTAAAACGCATTCAACTAAATCAACAAGCCCAGAAACACAACCAAAATCAACTGTAGATCTTGAAGATATTTCAGGTAATGTACACTTTGACGTTGCTGGTAGATTTAAAGTTGTTTCAACAAACGGAACAGATTTAACCACAGCACAATCAACAACTATATTTTCTACAATGAGTAATATGATTACAGCGGATACTGGATCTATGCATCTTAGTTCTAATCTAGGACATTATGAAACATCAAAAGTAATACATATGAACGGACCGGCGGCAGTAAAAGCCACAGCAATATCTGGAATAAGTTTACAAGTTGATACAGAAGGTAATCTATTGTATACAAATGTACTTGAAACAAGAACAGCCGAAACACCAATATACTCACCAAGAAAAACAGAAACAAAAATTGGATCAATATTAACGAGGTTCCCAACTAGAGAACCATATCCAGATCACGAAGCAAAATCAATCGAGAATGCTACGGTTGTTGATGAAGCTGTTACAGAAAAAGATATCGACGATGCTAAACAAACTTATAAAGAAACAGTAACAGCAACAGAAAACGAAATGGTAGCTTTAGTGAAAAAGATAGATGCTCAAACCAACTTAACAGAAGCATATAACACTCTAGTAGACGAAACTATAGGTGAAGTAAGTGAATCGTTGAAAGAAGCAACTAAAGAAATAAAAGAATTAATAACAAAAAATATTGATTTAGTTAAAGATTTAGATTTATCAGATCCAAACAAGAAAAAAGCTTTTGATGATATAATCCTAGTGAATGAAGCTTTACAGAAAAATACTGTCTTACCAAACTTAAAGGCAAAAGATTTACTGCTTAAACATTCTCCCCAGTCAGTTACAGAATCATCTAAAAAAGAAATAACAAAAATAACTGCTGACTTTAAAAATTTCAAGGACGCCTAATAGAAAAAGGGCGATTAAAAAACCGCCCTTAAAATAATTTAAATTTAAATTACTGTGCGTCTGTTGGCACTTCAGCTGGTGTAAAAACACCTGATGCGTATAAGCCTACTACGATGATAATCGCAACACCGACCCAAACCCATTTGTTTTTAAAAAAATCCATTGTTGTTTCTCCTTTTTAGATAGGGCGATGTTTAAGCGTCACCGCCCTAACTTATTTTTGATTACTCTATATATTGATTATTTTCTATTATAGATGTGGTACAAGATCCAAACAGCAACTAAACCTAGTAATCCTTGATCACTAAATCCGCCGATGATTGATTGTACATTTCCTATTACTGATATATTAGGCCAAAATGGAATTCCTTGACCTGAAAATAAAACCTCAAGCACTATACCTAAGGCAATTAAACTTACTCCGACATCTGCTAGTGCTGACGCCCAAGATCTAATTTTACTTATAATATCCATAACTTCCTCCTTTAACAAATTGTTTCAATAGTCTGTTATGTTAATTGTAGTAATATTTTATACTAATTAACGCACCCTATCAACCGGTTAAGTACCCATATTTTGTTTAACGTTGTAAAACAGCGATTATTTTGGCAAAATTTGTTGATAAGTCATAAAAAAAGGGCGAGTAAAACCCGCCCTTTAGTGTTGTAACGTTTAAGGTCTAATTACGCAACTTTGTTAATTAGAGTTTTGCCACTGTCTTGTAAAAGACTGATGACAGAATTTTTCATTCCTTTTGCTACTTCATAGTTTCCAGTTCCAATTACTCTTACTGAGAAATCGTAACCTTTACCAATCAAGTTAGTAGTTGGTGTAGATCTTTTCATTTTCAAGTTTTTGTACTTGATTACACCACCGTTTACGTTACCGTTTGTGTCAAGAGTATTTTTAGCTTCTTCTAGAAAAACACCTACTTTGTTTTTCACGTTGCCTTTTACAAATTCTCTTGTGTATACTACGTATTGTTTAGTTCTAGCCATTGTATTGTTACCTCCAAATAAATTAGCTAATTTATATGCTATATTTTTAAACATAATATACACATAATATACTAGAAGTTGTTATATGTCAACCGGAAAAGATCTATTATTTTTCCAATTTTATTCCAACCTTTTCAAAGACTTCTTCTGGGTTGGATTGTAATTCGTAAGATAAGTTGGATAAATTATTGTCAATTTCTTCAAATAATTCTAAGCTTTCATCTGATAGAGGATTCATATGTTGGATTTGAGTCGTATACATTTCACCAATTAACTCAATTAATTGGACAGCTTTGTCACGATCCATATACCACCAATCTTTACCGTTGGTAAAGTTTTTTAATTCTTCAGCCATACTATTATAATATATGATCTGCTATGTTTAAGTCAAGAAGCTGTTTTGCCGTAAAGTATTGATCGCTTGGAGAATCCAATTTTTGTTTTACTTTCGCCATTGTCATTCCAGTTGCTTCTTTCAATATTTTAAAGCATCTTTCTTCGCAATTTTGATTCTCCTGCATTTGGGATTTCATATCGTGCATCTTGGATTCCATCGCATCAGAGTGTTGATGGTTCATAATACCAGTGTTATATCCAATATATCTTTTACCCTGTTTTCCACTTGCAAATATTAGGAAAGCGGCACTCATTATGGCACCAACTCCAATAGTGGAGATGTCGTGATGACTCTTTTTCATTACGTCGATTAGGGCAAATGTTTCGTAAAGATCTCCACCAGTAGAGTTAACATAAAGTTGTAAAGTACGTTTGGGCTTTTTAACTAGGTTGGCTGACAGTATCCACTTGATTGCTTTGGATACATTTTCCTCAGTGATTTCTCCAGACAAATAATGTACATCATTGTCTAATAATTTCAGATCGATTTGATCCTCAGCACCCCAATTTTCATATTTTTTCATCTTATTATTTGCCCAATCGTTGCTCGATATTATATACAACTATATTTAGCTGTCAACAGATTTTCAAATAATAAGTATAATTATAGTAGCATTTAAAAACCACTATAAATATTAGTAGAGAAGTAAATTATGGCATACAATAGTTCAAACAGCGGTGAAGTGCAAATCAGCACATTTAGTGGTACAGGCTCCAGTGGTGCGACCTACAAAGGGTTCAGCACGGTAGCAGGTGTCAAATCCAACCAGCTTTATGATCTAGATATTATCAAACAAGATTTGATTAACCACTTTTATACTAGAAAAGGTGAGAGGGTTATGAATCCAGATTTTGGTTCAATTATTTGGGACCTATTATATGAACCATTGGACGAGTCAACAAAGGAAGATATGGTTGAGGATTGCAAAAGAATTATCAATTCAGATCCGAGAGTCCAATTGATCTCTACAAGCGTCGAAGAATATGAAAATGGTGTGGCTGTCAGAATTTCAATGAACACTAGACCATTCGATAAAAAAATTAACTTGCAATTAGATTTTGAGAAAGAAACATTATAATGAGTCAGATAGTTAGACAAAATAATTTATTTTCAGCAGAAGATTGGCAGACAATCTATAGAACATTTTCACAAGCAGATTTCAAAGCATATGATTACGATTCAATTCGTGATTCAATGCTAAACTATATTCAAATAAACTATCCGGAAGACTTCAATGACTATATTGCATCGAGTGAGTTTATCGCTATCATAGACTTACTTGCTTTCTTAGGTCAGAGTTTAGCTTTCAGAACAGACTTAAACTCTAGAGAAAACTTTTTAGACACAGCTGAAAGAAGAGACTCTATAATTAGGTTAACAAAATTAATTAATTACAGACCAAAAAGAAATGTTCCGGCTAGAGGACTTTTAAAAATTACAAAAATTAAAACTAATGAACCATTACAAGATTCTTCAGGAAATGAACTTACCAATGCAAACATCAATTGGAACGATGCAAACAACACTGATTGGTATGACCAATGGTTAACAATTTGTAATTCAGTATTCAATCCAACTAACAAGTTTGGTACACCAACTAAATCAGCAACAATCAATTCTATCAAAACTGAAATTTATAATTTAAATTCTTCACCATCACAATCAGTTGTTAAAAACTTTTCACAATCAGTTGACGGTGTTGATACATCGATTGATGTTGTAAAAGCTGATATACATAAAAATGGTTACTTGTATGAAAGATCTCCAGACAGTTCAGAAGCATATAACTTTGTATATAGAAATGATAATCAAGGCTTTGGTAGTGTTGATACAGGCTTCTTTATGTATTTCAAAGAAGGTGACTTAGGATTCCAAGATTATAGTTTTGCAAATCCATTACCAAACAGAACAGTTGATTTAGATTTTTCAAACATAAATGACATTGACGTATGGGTACAAAAAATTAATACAAACGGTGTACCTACAGAGAAATGGGAAGCTGTTCCAGGATTATTTGGACAAAACACAATCTATAACAGTTTAGCATTAAACACAAGAAATATTTTTGCTGTAAACTCTAAAAATAATGATCAAGTGTCAGTATTGTTTAGTGATGGTAATTTTGGTAACGCACCAAAAGGAAGTTTTAGAATTTATTATAGAAGAAGTAATGGTTCAGGACAATTACTTAAAAAAGATAGAATTAAAAATCAAGAAATTAAAATAAAATATGTAAATGCAAATCAGCAGGAGTATACTGCAACTGTGTCATTAACATTGGCAAGTACAATTACAAATTCACAGGCGGCAGAAACAGATGCTGATATTAAAAACAATGCACCTAAATCTTTCTACACACAAGATAGAATGGTTAATGCTGAAGACTATAATATTTTCCCATTAACACAATCTACTACGATTCAAAAGATGAAAGCATTAAATAAAACACACATAGGACATTCAAGATACATTGACATCAATGATCCAACTGGCACAGTTAAAAGTGTGAACGTATTTGGTGAAGATGGTGTATTATACAAAAATCCAAATTTCACTTTAAGTACAGAAGAAATTACAGGTACTATTGTAGATACAACAAGTTATACATATATTATTGAAAATGTATTGGCACCATTATTGAAAAAAGTACAATTACAGAATTTTTACTTTGACACATATAAAACTGCTATCGAATCAGGACACGATGCTAATCAATTTACAATGAACCTTGCAGGTCAAAAGATATTATGGCAACCATTTGCTGTAGCAGGAAAATCAGACACAGGTTTCTTTTATATTGGTAATGCTCCTATAACAGTTACAGGTAGACCAAACGAATCGCAACTGATCACAGTTTATAATAATCCAAATGGATCAGATGAAAAACTTGGTTTCATTAGACCGGGTACTAAACTAGAATTTGTAGATGATTACACTACACCAACTACAATTACTTGGGCTACTGTAGTAAGCATAAGCAATGATGGTACAATATTATCAAATGAAACATCAGGGTCTATCGTTTTAGATCAATCAATCACAGCAGGTTTGAAAGTAAGGAAAATACTTCCAAACTTAAGAACAAAATTAAATGCTTCTGAAAAATCTTCAATACAAACTGAAATGGAAAAAGGAGTAGACTTCGGTATTGGTTTCCATTACAGAGATGCAAGTACAAAAGCAGAAAAATGGTATCTAATTAGTGATGACTATATTGATTTAACTAATAACTTCAGTATAGCAAATAATCAATCACACGGTGGTTCAACTACCTTGGCAGGTGATACGTCTTGGTTAATATATGCAAATTATATTCCAGCGGCAGACTCGGCAAGTAATCCAAGATATGAATTTAAAATTAGAGGACTGGATTATGTATTTGAAAGTGACCAAGAAGTTAGATTCTATTATGTTCCAGAATACAAAAATATTGATAGTGCAACTGGAAAAGCTGTTAAAGACACTATTGAATTATTAGACATCAATAAAGATGTTGCTGTATTAGGTAATCCTTCAAGTACAACTAAACTAAAAAGTAAAATAACTTTTAGTGTTAGCGACAGCTATGTTGAAACAGATGGATTTGTTGATACTAGAAAAATAAAAATTACAAATATGGATTCCGATGATGACGGTATGCCTGATAATCCTATCGCTCACGAAGATGTAATCAATAATACAAACAGCATATTCTTTGTAAGCTATGATGACTATGACGGATATACATATTTTAAAACTACAACAGGTGTTACGGCGGTTAATGCATTAACCAACGTTGGTGTTGAATTCTTGACAACTACAAATAAATTTTATAATGCTGGTGTGCTACAAACAACAACAGGTTCAGATGGAGCATATCAGGCCACGATAGGAACAACAATTTACAAATCATTTATTGGTAGAGCATTCAATACTGCAAACAAATTTTATTTCCAATATAGACATTCCGCACCAAGAGATCAAAGAATTGATCCTAGTGTGTCAAACATTATGGAACTAGTAGTATTACAAAACGAATATTACACAAATGTACTAAACTGGAATTCGTCTGGTGACACATTGGCTAATTTTCCAATAGCACCAACATCTCAAGAAATTAAAAATAATTTAGTTGAATTAGAAAAATACAAATCAATCAGTGATCAGTTAGTTTATACTTCTGCATCATTTAAATTATTATTTGGTAGTACCGCTGATGAAGTCAACCAAGCTGTCTTTAGAGTAGTTAAAGTAATGGGTTCAACATACACAGACAACCAAGTAAAAACTGAAGTGGTAAGAGCAATCAACGCCTACTTTAGAATTACAAACTGGGACTTTGGCGATACATTTTATTATAGTGAATTGGCCGCTTACATACACAGACAACTGTCAGCACAAATTTCATCAGTTGTTATTGTGCCAAAAGATGCGGAAGCAAAATTTGGTGACTTATTCCAAATTAAAGCGGCAAGTAATGAATTATTTTTCTCAACAGCTTCAGTAGATGATGTTGAGATTGTGTCAGGACTAACAGGTGCAAACTTAAGATCAACTGGTAGTGCAGGTGGTTCAGGCGGTAGTGGCTCCGGCGGCGGAGGCGGGGGATATTAATGGCTTATGGAAGTTCAGGTGGTAGTGCAAGTGGTGATGATATAGAATTCAATTCATCAAATGCAACAGTAAGTGAATCAGTTTCAACAACTGATGACAAAGCTAAAGCTATCACTTTTTTACCTGAGATATTACAGAACGAAAAGTTGAAAAACTTTTTCGATGGCACAGTCGAGCAGGCTTTTAGTAAAGCTAATGACACTAGGGTAACTGAATTTATTGGTAGGAAATCCAATGTTAACTACAGACCTTCCAAAGACAATTACAAAACTGAAAAAATTAAAAATAGAAAAACATATCAGTTAGAGCCAGCTGGAATTATTAAAGATCCAGACAGTAAAATTACAACTGATTCTATTTTCTATAGTGAAATATTAAATTACATAGATAGTGAAAATGGTAAGACAATCGATCAAAACAGATTGTTTGGACAAAAACATTACACATTTACAGCACCAATAGATTATGATAAATTTATCAATTACGAAAATTACTATTGGTATCCAAGTTTAGATTTAAACGTACCTGCTATTATATTATCAGGTCTCGTTGAATCGTTTGAGTCTGTTGCAAACTCAAAAACTTTTGCATTAACATATTCAATCGCTCCCAATGACATAGTAGAAGTCAATGGTGTTGCAACAAGCGATTATGTAGCAACCGGTTTGGATTTATCATTTGCCACCAGTTCAATTAACGTTGTAACTGGAGATAAAATCACGGTTAACCATAGAGTTGATCCTAACAATATTATTGGTTCAAAATCTTATACTTCTCCCAATGGTGTGACACTCAGCTCTGGTATGTTAGTGCAATTTAGTGATAACTCACTAGTTGGTACAGATTATAAAGACAAGAAAGTATTCATAGAAGGCGTAGGATCTAAAGAAGGAATTTCTTTAGTCGAAACGTCAGATGTTGAAACAGAATTATTCTTAAAGGAAACTTTTATTCCTTGGGATAGAGCTGACACAATAGGACAAGTAGATACTACAAAAGGTTTTGATAGTGAACGTTATGATACAATACCAGACGTTGCAACAGCAGATTATATTACAATTAACAGAGGTTGTAAGGACAAGAATCCTTGGTCAAGAACGAATGGTTGGGTACATAAAGACAATATTACAAACTATAGAACTTATCAAGAAGAAGTGCCAGAATTCCATCCTTTTGATTCTATAACAGATTCTATTAGAGGTTGGGATAGTGGATACTTTGACTCAACTACACTTTTAAGAGAAACAGCATTTCAATTATCACAATCAAGAAAAGGTCAAAGACCAATTATTGAATTTAATAAAGACATTGAATTATATAACTATGGTGCCGAGCACATTACTACTGTTGATGTACTTGAATCAAGTGCATCTGTAAGTGATATAGAAAATCAATCATCATACAGAGTTGATGATATATTACTAGTAGAAGGCTACAGAGTTTTATTTGTAAATCCAAACTCACAAACTGAGCTAGTTACTTGGGACGCAAATGCTGATCCTTGGGATAATGATTCAGACGGTGACGGAATATCTGATGCAGGTTGGGACGTTAAGTCAAGTACGTTTAAAGCTTCATCATCAGTATATGAAGTAAAATTTGTAGGCGGCGTAATTAAATTGAGAGCTTTAGATGACTCAACTTATTATTCAGGTAGTGAATTAAAAGTAAAAGATTTAGATAAAATTACAGTAAGACTCGGTTCAAAAAATGCAGGTAAAGAATATTACTGGACTGGATATGAATGGACACTAGCTCAACAAAAAACAGGTATAAACAAAGCACCTAAATTTAATTTGTATGATACCGACGGCAATGAATTAGGAAATACAAGCATCTACAGTTCTTCAACTTTTTCAGGAAATGAAATTTTTGGTTATACTGTTGGTACAGGTACTGATGATGAGCATTTAGGGTTTCCTTTAAAATATACTGATTACACCAGTTTGAGTACAATCGAATTTAAGAATTATTTAAACAGCGAAACAAACGGACCAGCCGGTTTCAAATATTATAAAAAACACGATTACAAAAATATATTACAGGACACATATGAATATAAAGTAATTGTACAACCAGCAGAAGGTGGTCTAACAGGTAATAGATATTATGTTGACAATGTTGAACAACAAAACTTAATTTTAATTAGAGGTAACAAATATATCTTTAATTTAGATGACAGTTCATTCACATCTAGAGGATATTCAGGAGTAGTACATCCATTCTTATTAAGTACTACGAACAATGGTTCTCACGCAAGTGGTACATCTTATACTACCGGGGTAAAATATTTCCATAACGATGTTGAAGTGACTGAAGCTGTATATTACAGCTCAACATTTGATAGTACAACTGTAACAAAAAGATGTATAGAGTTCACACCAACAGCAGGAACACCTGATCAGTTATATTACTACTGTAAAAATCACAGTGGTATGGGTGCTGGCATTAGAGTCGTTGATAATAATGTAAGCAATCTAGCTGATGGCACAGTTACTACATACAACAACGAATGGCTACCTGTTAGAACAAAATCATCACAATGTCTAGTACAAGAATATGATGTTGAAGAAGAAATAAGCAATGAATTATTTTTACTCGAATCAATAATTGCTGATGATGATAGTGTTCGTGTTTATATTAATAATGTTGAAAAATTAAAAGATACGGATTTTGAAATACAAAGCAATCAATTTATTAAACTTAAAACACCTGCTAACAGCACTGATCATATTTTAGTTAAGTTTAAAAGTTTTGATACAAGAGACTTGTATAGAGCATACTATGAAGTACCAAAGAACTTAACTAATAATGCACTAAACTCAGACGTGACAACTTATGATTATGGTGACTTATTGAATCATTTTTCAAGTGGTATTTCAAATCAAAAAGGATTGACTGGATTAGCTTTAGGAAATAACAGCTACAGAGATACAGAACAAGATTTAACTTTAAGTGAAAATATTTTACAACACGATGCTCCATTCTTGAAGTTAGCATCACACGTTAACAGTGATGACAGAGATGTTATTAAGTCAATAAGATTTGCTGAAACAGATTATACAAGATTTAAATTAAAATTTTTAAATAAAATTTTAGATCTTGCAAGAAAAAATGATGTTAAAACTTGGAATGATACTAAACTCGTTGATACAGCTTTAAGAGAAATCAATCAAAATAAAAAAGCAAATGAGCCTTGGGCTTATAGTTTAATGTTATCATATGGTGAAACAAAACAAGTTTCTAATGTTACAATAACAGCAACAAATAAAACTTGGTCATCTGATACTAAAAACTATCAAACTCAAAGTTACCAAAGTGAACTAACCGATTCATCAGCTGGTGGATTAATAACAACATACGCATTTAGTCCTGTAAATGATAAAGATTCAAAATCTTTATATGTTTACAACAATGACAAGCTTTTAGTAATGAATCAAGATTATGTTATTACTAATGCAACAGATAATAGAATTGTGTTCGTTGGTGCTAATAAACCAGAAGTAAATGATGTAGTCAGAATAGAGTTCTTTGATAAAAAGCAACCTGTGTTTATTCCACCTACGCCATCAAAACTTGGTTTATACCAATGTTATGTTCCAGGTGAAGTAATAGATGTAGATTCGTATAATAAAGGTCCACAAACTTTTATACAAGGACACGATGGATCTTTAAATGCAAAATTTTTAGATGACAGAGATAGAGCTTTATTAGAACTTGAAAAAAGAATTTTCAATGATATCTCAAATAAATTTATTGATCCAGATTACGAAGCACCTTTATCATATGAGAAAGTGGTTAGTAACTATTTCAACGTAAAAGATTATTCATATTTAGAATACAATCAAATATTTAGATCACACGTATATCGTTGGATGACATTTAATAATGTCGATTGGCAAACTAACGATCCATTACTTGTAAGCGACACAGATTGGAGAACTTGGAACTGGTCAGCGATTAGAAATATAAAAGACACAGTTACTCCTGGTCACTGGCGAGGCATCTACAAAAAATTCTATGGTACGGATAGACCACACAGCCACCCTTGGGAAATGTTAGGTTTTAGTATGAAACCAACTTGGTGGGATAGCACATATTCTTGGACTCAGCCAGATAAAAGAGATAAATTGTTAGCTGATATTGAAAATGGTATTATACGTTTTGGTAATAGAGAAAACTTTAAAGATTTATCATATACGAGTAGATCAAACATATACAGAAGAGATGGCTTTTCATCTTACCCACCAGTGAACTTCCAAGGTGACTTACAGAGTCCAAAAGATATTGGATTGTGTGTTAAAGATCCAGACAGAGTAGAAGGACATTTAAATTGGGCAATAGGAGATATTGCGCCGGCAGAGAAGGCCTTCTATATCAGTAGTGCTATGCCATTTGCTTTGATGTCAGCTTTATTTGTAATGAAGCCAACTGAGTTTGCTGAGCTGATGTTTGATACCTTAAACATTGATAATAGTAATGTAAACAAATTACAAAAATTTGATAAAAACACAGGTAAACGTCATACCAATAATGTGTTTGTACATAGAGAAACTGCTAACACATCTATTGCAGTTGGTACAGGTTATCAGCAATATATCAGTGAAAGATTAGTTAATCAGAATAAAAAATTAGAAACATTATATGGTGGTGTGGTAAGAAATATTACTCCACAGTTAGCACACAAACAAGGTGCGTTTATTGACTTTGGTTCTTATAAAGCACAGGCTGAAGCTTATTCACCAACGTCAAAAAGAACAAGCATATACATACCTGATACAAATATTAACCATCTGTTACATATTTCTCCTTCGGTACAAAATGCAACATACTCGGCTATTATAATTGAAAAAACTATTAGAGGTTGGGCAGTACACGGCTATGACATTGGTAAAAATTATTTTAGAACTACAGTAAGTTTAGAAACAGGTCCTAAAGCACCTATACAAGTTGGTGGAAAATATCTTGACATACCTTACTATCAACCAAACAGAAGTTTGTTAGTTGGGGAATATATTCTATATGAAGGTGCATATTATAAAGTTACAGAAGCACACGTGAGTGGAGATTCTTTTGATCCAACTAAATTCCAGTCAGTTAAAGAACCACCAATGGAAGGTGGTGCTAGTGTAATGTACTACAGAGCAATCAAAGAAAATGAAACTGTAGATGTAGAATATGGAAAAGAATTTACAACGGCACAAGAAGTTTTTGATTTTATAGTTAACTATGGTAGATATTTAGAATCACAAGGTTGGATATTTGATACAATCAATAACAAAATACAAGAAACATATAATTGGTTATACTCTGCAAAAGAATTTTTATTCTGGAGCTTAGGTGAATGGCCACCTGAAAGTATTATATCATTATCGCCAGCGGCAAACAAAGTTAAGTTCAGACCTTTAAACGGTATCGTTGCAAGTGTTGAAGATATCATTGGTAGCTCTTACTCAATTTTAGATAAGAATGGAAAACCAATTGATCCGAGCACTACAACTGTTATACGTGATGGTGCGTCAATACAAATTACGTCAGATGAAAACAGACCAATCTATTTTGTAAATTTATATGCAAGAGAAATTGAACACGTAACAGTATTTGATAATGTAACAACTTTTAAAGACGTAATTTATGATCCAGCACTAGCAATTAGACAGCCAAGATTAAAACAGACATTGTTAAGAACAACTGACTGGAATGGTAAGCTAGAAGCTAATGGATACTTGATTGACACTCAAAGAGGTATTATATCAAACTTTGAAACTTCAGCTAGTGATGTTACAACATATCTTGACATTGATAAAACAACTAATAACGAAGAATTAAACAAAGCAGGTTTACGTACAATTGGTTTCCAAAATAGAGAAAGTTTAGAAAACTTAGAAATTGTTGATGAAAGCCAAACTAGATTCTATCAAGGTTTTGTTAGACAGAAAGGTACAAGAAATGCCGTTGATAAAATTTTAAGAACTGATGTAATTAGTGAAAGACAAGAAATTAATTTATATGAATACTATGCATTCAAAGTTGGTGAGTTCGGTGGTACTGAAATTAATCAGTCTATGGAATTCAGATTAGACCCTGCTAAGATTAGAACTAATCCACAGATAGTTAAGTTCTTACCAAGAATAGATAATGTAGTTACTACTGATGTTGACACAGATGATATTATTACTATCGATGCAGATGACAGTAAAAATTGGACTAAGAAGCCAACAGGTTCAAAACTATCAACTGAAATTTGGCCTACTAGATCTGAATCATTTGATTTACCAACAGCTGGTTATGTACACATCAATGATACAAACTATCAAGCATTGACAAAAGCAGATTTAAAATCACAGTATGGTAATACAGTTGCAAGTAATGTTGAAGTTGAACTAGGCTCAACAAATTGGGTAGCCAAAGATGACAACGGCGATTGGAATGTATATAGATTAACTGATACAAATCACGGAATTGAAAACGTAATTACAACTAATCCATTAACAGTAGCAATGAACGAGACTGCTGGAAAATTAGTGACGACTGCAAATAGTACTGTTGATGCTGTCTTGCCAGATTATAAAAGTGCAAATGCAAGTACAATTACAACAACTACATACGGAACAAAAACTTTCCAATTATCATTATCTGATCAGATGATTGAGAAAACAATTTACTTCACAGACTTTGGTGGTGCTAATGCTAATATTTCAGTGGCTAATGTTGCTGACGGAGTATCATCGATGGTTGTAACAACAGCAGGATCAGGATACTCAGTTGGTGATACGATTGAAGCAGAAGGTAATGGTGGATCATCTGCATCAGGTGAAGTTGCAACAATCAATGGTAGTGGAGGTATCACAGCAATTACATTAACAAATCCAGGAGGTGGTTTCTATGGTGAACCAGGAAATGTATCAATTAAAACTGGAGGAACAGATTCAGCTGGTAGTGGTGCTGTTATTAGATTCAAAGGTAATAATCCAACTTACCAAATTAATACAACATTAACAAGTGCAAGTACACCATTTACATTTGGTGAAACAATAACACAGGCAAATACAAGTGCAACTGCTAAAGTAATAAATGTATACACAGATGGTACAAACACAATTTTGCACGTATATGATGTTGTAAATAATTTTGATAACACAAACCAAATATCAGGTGGATCATCAGGTGCAAGTACAACTGGATCGCACACGGTCACAGCAAGATCCGGATCAGCATACGGAGATAGTACATTTGGTGCAATATTAAGTTTAGCAATTAATAACGGTGGTACAAATTATGTAGCACCATCGATAGCTGTAGAAGGTTCAAGTCCAGCAACAGGTGTTGTTAGTGCGACAGGTGGAGTTATTGATAAAGCTTATGTTGAGAATGGTAGCTTTGGTTATAGAAAAGAATTTACAGTCAATCCAACAATCGGTATCACAGTTAAAGACACAATCACAGATAGCGATAATAAATTTATTGACTTCACTGATCAATTGATCAAACCAGATTCAATAGCTAATGTACAAATTGTAATCAATGACACATTTGATGGATCGAATCCACAATTTGATATTGGTACAACATCTAACCCAGCAAGTTTAATTTCAAATCAAAGTTTATCAACTAATGCTGTGGTAACATCATTTGGGACTCCAATTACGGATAGAGCAAATGCTACATTAAGAATTAGATTCGCAACAACAGGATCAACTACTGGTACTGCAAAAATTTCTGTAAATTATAAGAAAGCAATTTACAATGTATTTGACTTGCCAGAGAATGGTGTAGCGGCACCAACTGTTGTTTCAGCATATTCAAGTACATATTTCGATGGTACGAATAAACATCCACTTTACACATATAAAGATGTTAGATTGGCAACTAGAAATGCAGGAATTGATACATCAAATATAGGTGCTGATCTAAAAGCAACCGTTAAAGATTTTGTTTCAAATGTATCTTCAGATATAACATTCGTTGATGGTGATAAGATTTGGTTAGATAACGGTGGCGACACTTATTGGTACACAATGAGAATGACTTCTAATGCAACTATTAGAGCACGTCACGATGATTTATCATTTAACAAAGGAGTTGCTTCAAAAGGTCCAGTAACAAGTTTAACAGTAGACAATGTTGGACAAGGTTACTTGTTAGCACCAACTGTTACAATTACACCACGAAATGGTGATGACACAGGTTCGGGTGCAACAGCAACAGCAAAAATTGACTTAATATTGAATACTAATTCTGCAATTACAGTAGTTACAGGAGAAACTATAACTCAAGCTACAACAGGTGCATCAGGTACAGTGGTTGCTGGAGTTACAGGACAAACTACTGTAACACTAAAAGACTTAAATGGTATTGCATTTGATTTAAACAAAAATAATAATTATAACCTTACTGGTTCAACAAGTGGTGGTTTAGGAACTTACTTAACTAATGCACGTGGTAATCTTGCCGCGATAAATGGTCTGACTTTAACAGCAGGTGGTAATAATTATCAAGCTACTCCTACTGTAACAGTTACACCACACGCAGATGATCCAAACAATCCAAGCGGATCAAGTTATTTGAATCCTGCAGATAGACATTCAACAGCATACAGTATTACAGCGGCAGTTATAACATCTGTTGGTGATGATATTGGTAGTATTAAAATTGGTTCTAATTATTGGATCATACATTCTGATGTTGATTACGATCAACCAAATGCAAGTATTAGACAATCAATTTATGATAGTTCTGTAAGAACTAATAAAAAGAATTCACAAGTTAATACTAAACTGTTTTCTCAATCTAAATTAACATTAATTGATACAAACGATTATACTAGCGAAGTACCGTTTGAAGTCATCGATCCAGTAAAAAATTTAATACCTGGTAATGCTCAAAGAGAAATCAATTATATTACACAATCAGATCCAGCTGTATATACTAATCATTCTAGTACAAATAGAGTAAGTATAAATTCTCCGTGGGACGCTGATCACGTTGGTTTAACTTGGTGGGATACATCAACTCTTAGATATATAGAATACGAAAATTTCAGTGATGAGTATCGTCAAAATAACTGGGGTAAATTATTCCCAGGTTCAACTGTTGACATCTATGAATGGACAGAAAGTTCAGAGTTACCTTCATCATACTCAGGCGATGGTACAGTATCTAATACTACAAACTATTGTACAATCAGTAAAACAAGCAAAGATGGTTTTGTTTCAACAAGATATTACTTCTGGGTAAAAAATAAAACAACGGTAGCTGATTCTAAATATAGATCACTGTCAACTACACAGATAAGCAGACTAATTAAAAATCCTACATCTTATGGTATTAACTGGTATGCTCCTATATCAACATCATCTTTAGCTATTTCTAATGCCACAAAACATATTACTAACGATTCGGTGTTTAGATTGAACTATAGAAAAATTGATAAAGACGCTCCTGTACATAAACAATGGCTAATGATCAAAGAAGATGATCCTGATACTGTTGTTGATAAAAAGATTTGGAATAAATTTACTGATTCAATTTCTGGAAAAGATGCGGCAGGAAAAGCTGTACCAGATACAACAATATTAAGTAAGTATTCACAGTACGGTAACAATGTAAGACCAAGACAGACCTGGTTCAAAGATATTAAAGAAGCTAGAAGAATATTTGCATATACTCTAAACAATATATTGAAATCAACTAACCTTGATGTAGATTACCCAGAGTGGGAAAATACATTAACTGATAAAACGTTATATGACAAATCAAACTTCTTTGTAAGTGGTTATGATGACAGTATAATTGTAGACAGAACAGTCGATTACAAAGCAAATATTGATACTTCTACTTTAACAGATTATGAAGTAATCAAAGTAAATTATGATTACAATAGTAAGTCAGCAATTTATGTTTATGGTGATAGAGATGTAGTATTAAACGGACAGGCTCCTGTTGCCACTGCAAATGTTGATAGTACTTCTAGTACAGCTACAACAACAACAGGTACATATTCTTCTTACTCAGGCACGACAGCAACTACTACAACAACAGACACTACTGTAAGAACATTTACAGGCAAAGCTGACAATCCTGAGCTTGTAAGAATTAGTAGTAATACTTCAACTGCACAATTAAATAATAAATTCTGGACAACTACAGATGATATTTCAACAGGTGTAAGAGAATGGATGAATGTTTTATACACATATCTATTCTTAGGTTCACAAAAAAGTTTCTTAAACAAATTATTGTTTGCGGCAGTTAACTTTATTTTTGAAGAGCAAGATAACATCGATTGGATTATCAAGACAACATATTTTGATGCTGTTCAAAAAGATTTATCTTTACAACAATCAGTTTCATATGCACCTGACACATTTAATTATGTTAAGGATTACATTAATGAAGCTAAACCATATCATTCTAAATTAATTAATTACACTAGTAAAAAGCAAACACCAACTGAAAATGCAAATGTTAATATTGTTGAAAGTAGAGTGAGTAAAGAAACTTTAGTGTTTGATAGAATTAGTAAACAGATTGAATTGGTTACTGAAAATCATCCAGATGGTGATACGTATACAAGTTTTGATGAAACTACTGGTACATATACTTCAAAAATAGTACAAGTATTCAGTGATGATAGAACTCAGTTAGTTGAATTGAAGAAAAAGAAAACAAGTGCGAACATTCAGAAAGATGGTGGTGCTGGTGATTTGACTTTTGGTTCAACTAATAGTGCAATTGAAAGAATTGCAAAATATCATTTTGCAAATGAACTAGCGGCACTTGATGTAGATTCAACTGATCAAGTATCTGAGTTTATGAGAAAATTAAGAGTTAAATTATCTCCATTTAGAGATATTGACTTCAACTCAATGATATCAGATGGATTTGCTACTGCAACAGACTTCAATATATCAAGTTATGCAGATGATGAAACAGTCGAAAGCTTAGGTTTTGATATTTCTGATTTTGATACTTCACTGAAGTGGGACGAAGATGCCGTACAAGATTTCTTTAATACATTATTCCAGACATCATTGTATTGGACACCAAGCACAGATTATACGCCAAAGATATCTATAGATGGCAATGATCAGATTACAACAAATAACTTTGTTAAGTTTAACGATATAAGCCACTTCCCTAGTTGGAGTGCTATAACAGAATACAAAGTTAAAGATGTTGTACAATATCAAAACAAACTTTATAGATGTAACGTACAACATAAAAATCTTTCAGGGGAATCTGGAATGCAGTTTTCTAGATGGGATCTAATTGATGAGTACGTTTACTTTGCGGCTTCAGAACATACAAGTACATCAAACTTTGCAACTGATTATGCGGCAGGCAAATGGAATTTAGTTGTAACTAAATTCGATGGTGGTGGATTCTTAAGACCAATGCAAGAAGATAGACCAGAAGAACAATTCTTGATGAAAATGAAAGAAACATTAAAAATTACAGTTATCAATTATCAAGAAACGGCGGCGGATACAAAAGATTTAGACAGTGACGGAGATACAACAGAAACAATGGGCTATGGTGATCAATATGCGTTTAGAATATTCTACGGTAGTGATAACAAAGCATCATTTAAAAGATTACCAAAAGTTTGTGAAACAGCTTTAACATCTAACATTGATTTAACTGTAAATGAAATTACAGTTGCTAATGCTGATGTATTATATGATGCTGTTAGTGTTCCTGATCCAGATACAAATTACGATTCAAGTGGTAACCCTACTACACCAGCTCTTGGTACTATACCTACAATTATAACAGGATCAGTTAGTGATAATAATCCTGGATATATTTGGATTGGAGACGAGCTAATAGAATTCAGTGAAGTAAGTGGTAATACCTTAAAGAAAATACGTAGAGGTGTTTTAGGTACACCTATTACAAATCACACTACAAGTGAAGTTATTCACTCTGCAAGTTCACAGCACGATATACCAAATGCTGAAGCATCTGCTAGATGGTCAGCTTTTGATCCAGCAGGAACACAATTGATATTCAAATCAGTTGAAGCTGGTTGGGATTCAGTTGGTTGGAGTGCTAGTGATACGTTGGAATGGGATTTATCACAATTAGATCCTACAGAACAAGCTGTATTCATCAGAAATGGTGGTATAAGTAACTTCAACTTACACAATACAACATACGTACAACCAGGATATGTTACTCCATCAGGTGATAAAACTGGGTACTTTAATGAGGAATAAATATTGTTATGGCACTAGGAAATATTACATTACGATCAACTTCAAGCTCTTCAGTTGTTAATCTGAAGGCCAACGTAGATGCGACTATTGACATTGTTAATAGACCACTAACACACGAAGAAGTTGACTTGAACTTTTTAGAATTAGGACATTCAATCAAAGCAAATCAGTTAACTAATTTTACTACAAGTGATTTAACTGAAGGCACAAGATTGTACTTCACAAATGCTAGAGTAGGTGCATATCTTTCTAGCACAGCAAAATTAGGTGACTTATCAGATGTTGATACGCCAACTGCTTCAGATGACAAGTATCATATGTATTATGATCATCCATCACAAAGTATTAAGTTTGGTAATTTCAGTAATACAGATTTTTTACCAGAAGGTTCAACAAACAAATATTACACTGATGCAAGATTTGATACAAGACTTGCTACAAAGTCGACAACGAATTTAAGTGAAGGCACGAACCTTTACTATACTGATGCAAGATTTGATACAAGGTTTGGTACAAAGACAACTAATGACTTAACTGAAAATACAAATTTATATTTCACAAATGCTAGAGCAGATGCAAGAGCTGATGTAAGAATCGCGGCATCAAGTATTAATGCATTATCAGATGTCGACACAACAGGTATAGCGACAAACAAAATTTTAAAATGGACTGGAACAAACTGGACTATTGCAGACTTGACTACATCAACATTGTCAGGATTAACTGATACAACAATATCAGGTGCAAGTAATGGTCAAGTTTTAAAATACAATGGTAGTGCTTGGGTGAACTCAAGTGATAGTACTGATTGGAATGCAGACCTAAAAGCAAACACACTGACAAGTTCAACTGATAATATAAAAGTTGCAACTTACACAGACAAAAATATCACAGTTGACTTAACTTCAAATGCAAGTATTGTTTCAAATGCGGCTACGGCAGTTGGTGATATAATTTCAACAGCATACGCAAATGGTACAAGTACTGATGTTAATGCGGCTGTTAATATGAGTGATATCAAAATTAAAGGTGATTTCTTATCAGGTATAACACTATTACAAAATACTAATAACGCAAACGTGTCAGTAGACACAGGTGCAAACTTAAACACATACCACTTTGCACAAAATGGTAATTCTTGTTTCAATATTGCATTGTTTAATAGTTCACACAGACTCCATCAGTCATATGTTACAGCAGAAGAAAATGGATCTATGTGGCAGTTTAAAACAATGGATAGATCTGCAGATCAAAATGCTGAAGCGAGAGTAACAATTTTCTCTGGTGATGCTAGAGGTAAAATTATACACGAAAATAGAGCATATGATAACGTTAGAAGATATAACGGTAGTCCAAATATAACTGATGCTGAAGCATACGGTCCTATCAATGCAGAATATAAAGCGAAACAATTTACAATTACAGCGACGGGTGATCTTTTATTAAAACCATCTGGTAAACTTGATATAGGTGCTACGCCAGGTCATTGGAATGCAACTACTCAAGCAAGAATTCAAAAATCTCAAAGTTATTTTGAAACAACAGGTGCTGACAATACTAAAAGACATTACAACGAAGCACACGGTAATAAAATTAGTTTTGGCGCAGATGTTGATTCAGGTTATAGAAAACAAGGTTTCTTATACGACACATTGTTTGATATGAATGGTTATAACTTTGGTCAGGATAATCCAGGTAGCTTATTTAGAATGCTCGGTGGATCATATGATTGGGCATCATTACAGAACACAGGTGGCTCAGCTAAAAGTGTTTCAGGATTAACTTCAAGACATATGGGAGCTGAAATCAGCGGTGGTGCTAGAAACTTGACAGTAACAAATATGGCAGGTGTTACAGCATTGGCAAGTCTCGATGATGCAAGTTCGAGTGTAACAAATTTAGCGGCAATTATTGCTCACACATCAAATGATGCAGGAACGGCCACAAACAGATATTCAATTTACGCACCTGAATCAAACGACACGGCAAAGTTTGCAGGTACGGTAGAAGCAGGAACGGTAAAAGGTGATAAAACTGTTCACGGTGTACAGAACATCAGTGGACCGGGTGCAATAAGTTTAACAGAAACAGTCTCATTATTAACAACAACTGGTACAAATGCTTACACACTAGCGGATGGAACAGAAGGACAGATTAAAATAATCTCAATGAAAGTTGATGGTGGTGACGGTACTGTTACTCCAACTAACTTTGTAAATGGAACAAGTATAGTATTCAACGATGTTGAAGACACGGTAACACTACTTTATCAGACTACTGGTTGGGTGTTATTAGCACGTCAGAATGCGACTGTAATATAAGGAATATAAGGAGAATTATAAATATATTATAACCCAACTTTATGTTGACAATAAATATCATTATAATGTAATATAGGAAAGAATTATGTCAGAAAACAACGTACAAAAGCCAGATGAAACAGGTAAAATTAAAATGGAAGGTCACGTTTTAATTAAGGA